GACTACAGTGGATATTGCCGCAATAGAGGCGGCTATAAATACGCTTCAAAAGCTGGTTGTGCCGACGAACCCGTCAAGCACTCAACAGGACCCGGCGCCCGCCGCCACTCCGGTTGACTCGCTTGACACTTCATGGATCGCCGAGATAGGCGAAATGGTGCACGATTTAGCGGAAGCATCAAAGGTATAAGGAGAAGATCATGGACATCGATACGATTAAGAGCGAATTGAAGAGCGCGACTGAGAACGTGCATATGCTGGTTCAGCGCCAGTCTGAGGAAATTAAGCAGTACGGGGCGTCGACGCTGGAGACCGCGAAAGAGCTTAAAGCCGCCACCGCTAAATACGACGATTCTATCAAAGCGATGGACGACCGGTTAAGCAACATCGAGGCAAAGGCTAACCGCCCGCACTACGGCGTGGATCAGCAGGTCAAAGCAACTCCCGGTATGCAGTTTGTTATGTCAGAGGAGTTCAAGTCGGCAGGCAAGCGTGGCACAACCGATAGCGTGAATGTTGGCAATTTGTTTGGTACCAAAAGCATCGACCCGACTGTCGGTGACGGACAGGACCGCGCGCCGGTGTTCCCTGAGCAGGTCCCGGAAATCTACTTTGACCCCGGTCAGCGTGAGATGACTCTGCGGGATATCATGAACATCGGGCAGACCACCAGCAACAGCGTTGATTTTTTCGTAGAGAAAGATTTCGACGAGGACGGTGCAACGAGCCAGAACGGTGAGGGCGGACTGAAGGCACAGCAAAAAATGCAGTTTGATAAGAAGTCCGCTAACGTTGAAACCATCGCAGCATGGTTGCCGGTTTCCCGCCAGGTACTCGACGATGCCGCAATGTTGCAGAGCCACATCGACAATCGGCTGGTTTACAGTGTCAACAAAGAGCTGGAAGATCAGATATTGTTCGGTAGCGGTGCGTCAGGGCAGCTTCTCGGAATACATAACACCCCGGGTGTCGAGACCATCGGAGCGCCGACGAGCACAACCACGCAGCTGGACTTGATCCGTCGAGCAATCGCAGCGGTACGGTTGTCCGAGTATGCCGCAACCGGTGTCATTCTGAACCCCAGTGACTGGGCAACCATCGAGCTGACTAAGGGTGACGACGAGCACTACATCTGGGTATCAGTACCCGAGGGTGGTGTACCCCGCTTGTGGAGAGTCCCGGTAATCGAAACCACTGCTATGCAGGAAGGCCGGTTCCTCACAGGAGCTTTCGGACTCGGAGCGCAGTTGTGGGACCGCATGGCCAGCACGGTGCGGATATCTGACAGCCACGCAGAGTACTTTACCAGCAACCTAGTAGCGATCCTTGCCGAGCTGCGGGTAGCGTTGACTACCTACCGACCGAAAGCATTCGTTAAGGGCGTTTTGGATCAGGACTTGAGCACCTGATAAAACAGGCGGTGGGGCAACTCACCGCCATTTATAAGAGGACAACATGAAACCGCTATACATCCTAACCCGGACCAGCGGGCGACCGCAGTTTTTTAAACGTATGCGCGAGAGCGTGGCGGCGCTGACATGGCCGGGCGGGGTGGTCCACGTTGTCCATGCCGACGATCCGCGATGCGAGAGCTATATCGATTGCGATATTCTCATTAAAGGCGAGTACCACGGCGATTATATGGGTGATGCACCCTACAACCTGTACAACAACCGATTATTGAAGATTCCGCCAGCGGGAGCGTGGGTAGCGTTTATCGACGATGACGATGAGTACGCAGCGCCGGATGTATTCGAGCAGATCATCGATGACCCCGACGCCGATATGTTTGTAAACAAAGTACAGCGATGGAATGACACGATATGGCCGCGCCACTGGCTGAAGCAAAAAAGTTTCCAGACCGAGTGTTTCGTCCTTGATTCACTGTTAGCCAAGCGCGGCAAATGGTGGGGCGACCGTGGAGGTGACCACTACTACACAAAGCAGATTGTCCGCAAAGCCAACAAAATTGCCTGGCGCGATGTATTAGCGTGCAAAGCGCAGGAGGGCAAGGGCCACGGCAAGCTGGTTGACATCGGCGGTGATGAGTGGGATTGGAATAGTCTCCCACCGCACGAAATGGTTTATGTAAAGATGTACCGGGGTGGACACGGGAGACACGCAGCGAAACTGTACCGGATGTCATTCGCTGAAGCGCGGGAAATTGAAAAGCAGGGGTTAGGCCGAGTGACTTACAAGGGAGAAGAGAATGTTTTTAAGTCCGATAAATGAGCGGCAGACAGCCAGCGCAAACACCAGCGCATTAACCATCCCAGACGAGCCAGCAGCGGAACTGTCACAGCTAAAAGAGCTACTCAGGATAGACGACGACGCACAGGACGGGTACCTCTCCCAGCTATTGTTGGCCGCTTCGCAGTATGCTGTGCAATTTCTGAACAGGAGTTTACGCACGCAATCGTGGAAGCGTACTTTCGACGCGTTCCAACAGCCAGGGTTAGCGCGGGAGTATTTTGCCCAGACCGGGCTATTCCTGCCCTACGGGCCGGTGAAATCGATATCGAAATTAGTAGCGGTAGCGCAAGACGGAACCGAGACCGATGTGACCAATTTTTATCTGAACAACAGTGACAACGAGATGAGGATATATCTAAAAGAGGGTGTCTCCGGGCGAGGGTTTGCCTACATTATCGCTGAATACGTCGCTGGGTACGGTGCAATCGCCGATGTCCCTGCGCTTATACAGCAGGGGATACTACAACACGCAGCGTATCTATTTGAGCACCGAGGGGATTGTGGTGCAGATGAAGCAGCGAAACTATCAGGCGCGAAAGGGATGTATGGGATGTACCGAGTGAGGACAGCAGAATGAAAAAGGGCAAACCCGGACAGCGTATGCGGTGGAATGTCATCGCCGATGCAATTGGCACACAGCCGGTAGTCGGTGTCGAGCTGGGTGTTCTGGAGGGGACGTGCAGCAGTAACCTGCTACGCATCATGCCGCAATTGCAGTTGTACATGATCGACCGATGGAGCGCGTACACGCAAGCAGAGATCGACGCAGCGCCGAAATCACGTATGCCATCACGACCACAGGAATATTTTGACGAGGCGTACAGTCGCGCCAAAGCGGTGGCGACCGAGTACGGCGACCGGGCGGTTATCATTAAAGGCGAATCAGCCAAGGCGGCGAATTACAAGCGCGTTCCCGACCAGGTTGATTTTGTTTTTTTCGATGCCCGTCACGACCGGGAAGGACTCGAAGCCGATATCGCAGCGTGGATCCTCAAAGTACGTGACGGTGGCTGGTTGTTTTTCCACGACTACAAAAGCAAAAACCATCCCGATGTCACCGCAGTTGTTGACGCGATTTTCACCGATATCCACGTCGACGCAGATCACATGGCGGTAGTGCGGGTATGAAATGTTGCGATATCCAAGCCGGGATGTTACGCCACCGCGTACAGCTACAGCGCCAGCAGCGCACTCCCGATGGTATCGGCGGTTTCGATATCGAGTGGACCACCTACGCTACTGTATCAGCCTACATTGCGCCACTGTCAGGAACAGAGACGGTTGTCGCAATGCAGATACAGGATAGCATCACACACCGGTTGTATATCCGCTATAGAGCCGGGATCCTCCCCGAGGACCGAGTGTTATTCGGAGAACGAACTTTCAATATCCGCAGTGTACTGAATCTGGAGGAGCGTAACCGGTTTATCGAAATGCGTGCCGAGGAGGGTGTGGCGTTACAGTCGCCGACACCACCATCGGAGACAGTGACATTTTTCGGCGCGCCGGTTACATTCAATAGCGAGGGAGTAGTTTATGCCGGAAATTAGAGCGAAACAGGGTGCCGAGCTGGAGCAGGACAACGGGCTATTGTTTGTCAAACGTCGGAATATCGGGGCATTTATGACCGGTAACGGCGAGCACACTGTTGAGATCGCAGCAGTCAACACGCCGGTTAAGATCGGCATGACCACCACCGCGCCGCAGTTGTTTGATTTTATCATGCCCGAAAATAACCGGTTGCAATACACCGGTGATGATCCGGTGCTGACTAATTGCGCAGTAGCGCTGACTCTCTCAGCCGAAGGAAACAACAAGGTGTGTAATATTTATTTTGCCAAAAACGGCGAAGTGCGACCAGCCTCGCGGATGGAAATCCGCACCGGGATCGGCGCCGATGAGAGATCAGCCACAGCACTGTTTTTATGCCAGTTTGAAAAAGACGATTACATGGAAATATTTGTTGAAAACACCACCGACAGCGCCAACATCACGATCCACAGCATGAGCGTGGTGAGCCGGGGGTGATATGGGCTTGCAAGTAGCGATCACCGGATTAACGCAATTCGCCGCACAGATGAAGCGCATCGATGAGCGTATCGACAATAAAGTCAGCCAGGCTATCGCCCGCACTACTCTCCGCATCGAGACAACCGCCAAGCGCAAGATACAGCGGGGACCGGCAAGCGGTGAGGTATACGAGCTATACAATCCCCGGCGGACTCACCAAGCATCTGCACCCGAACAGCCACCAATGAGTGACACCGGTAGACTTGCATCGAGTATTGAGCATTTCATCGGACCGAAAGAAGGGGCTGTATTTACCCGCGTGGAGTACGGTCGATTCTTGGAGTACGGGACGAGCAATATGCAACCGCGACCGTGGCTATTTCCCAGCCTTGAAGAAAACCGCCGATATTTTCAAGAGCAGATGGCGGAGGCGTTGCAATGAACGCAATAGCAATTCAGAAAGCTGTACGAGACCGATTAGTCTCATCGACCGCAGTTACCAACCTAATAACCGGCATATTTGATGAGGTCCCGCAGGGGCAGAGCTATCCGTATATCGTAGTGGGGGATGACACCGCTATCGAGTGGGACAAGGATCAGCAACGCGGGGTTGAAGCGACGATCACACTGCACGCATGGGGCCGGAAGGCGGGGCGTAAAGAGGTAAAAACCATCATGGACGCAATGTACGACAGACTACACCGAGCCGAACTTGATATCGAAGGGATGACGATGATATTATGTAACTGGGAGTTTGGTGAAAGCTTTTTAGATCCGGACGGAATCACACGCCACGGCGTGCAACGATATCGAATCATAGCTGAGGAGGCTACGCAATGAGTGCACAGGTAGGACGGAAGATACTTTTGAAACGGGACGGTACAGTTTTAGCAGGGGTTCGCACGAAATCGGTGGCGATTAACCGTGAAGCGATCGACATAACCAACGACGATGATATCGGTTTCCGCAATCTTTTGGCAGAGCCGGGAGAGCGGCAGGTCGATTTGACTGTCAGTGGCATAACGGTAAACAGCATCCTGAGAGACGCATCGTTTGAGGATCCCGCAGTGCTGGAGGATCTGAGCCTCGAGTACCCCGACGGTAGCAAGATCGAGGGCGATTTTTTCCTTGCAAGTTACACCGAAAACGCCGAGTACAACGACGCGGTTTCCTTTGACGCTACCTTGAACAGCGCTGGAGTAATTGCGTACACCGAGGCGACCAGTTGAGAACAGTAGTAATCGAGTTTGACGGGGCGGAGTACACTGTCCCGGCAACATTTGGCACAATCGAGCGTATCGAAGAGCGAATTAACCTATTCTCATTCATGCGCGACGCATCGACGAACAAACCACGTATCCGCGATATAGCGTGGGTGATTTTTTGTGCGCTATCGCAAGCGGGGGAAAAGGTCAGCTACGCCGACATCGGTGATAAAGTGCTTGCCGATTTTCCGGCATCATACGCAGCGGCGACACTCATAGCAGCCGAGGCGGTTAACGGTGGACCTGAGAAGCCGTCAAAAAAAAAGACGACTCCGGCGGCAAGTGGCCGGGAGTAAGTGAGTTTTATCGCATAGCGGTGGGGTTATGGGATATCGCACCGAGCGAGTTTTGGGGCATGACATTGCGTGAGTGGTGGTGGATCTACGACGCGAAGGTAGGTGAGCCAAAAGTGGGTAGCCTAACCGAGAGCGACGCAGACGAGTTATATAAGGCGGCGAAAAATGGACACTGGTGAAATTAATGTAAAGATCAGCGCCGACACCCAGGGACTTGAGCGGGGCATGGCCTCCGCTGAGGACTCGGTAAACTCATTTGCAAAATCGACCGAAACCGGTACACGCAGCGCTAACCGGGGTATCGCATCGACCGAGCGGGCAGCGAAATCTCTCGCTAAAGTCAAAGTCGCTCTTGCCGCATCTGCCGCCGCAGTATCAGCCGCCCTGGTTAAACTAACTATAGATGGACTTGCCGCGGGAGACGAGCAGGCGAAACTCGCCCGGGCAATGGGCCTAACTAACGAGCAGCTTGCTATTATGGAGCGGGCCGCAGATCTATCAGGCATATCGATAGGACAATTAGAAACATCGACCCGCCAACTAAACCGCGCATTAGTCGACGCCGAGGATGGTAGCGGTAGAGCCGCCGAGGCTTTCAGAGCGCTAAATATTAACGCATCAGATTTACGTGGACTCGACATCGATGAGCAGATGATAGCGCTCGGAGAGGCGTTCGAAGGTATCACCGACCGTGCTCAGCGCGCATCGCTGGCACAGGACTTGTTTGGCCGCTCCGGTGGGCGTATGCTCAATTTGATCGACGGTGCAGCGGAAACAATCGAACGAGCGCGAAATGAGGTAGAAACGTTTGGGCTTGCATTGACAGATCAGCAAGGACGAGCGATAGAAGCAGCCAACGACAACATATCGACACTAAGATCAGCGTTTCAAGGATTCGGTTTACAGCTTGCAGCAGACGTTGCGCCA